GGGCAAGATCTTGTGATCGGGCCTGGCCGTACTTTACCTGATTTAGCTCGACTTTACTACAATGCGAGCGACATCAGTCCATTGAGTAAACCTTACGCATTCTTAGACCGTGACAACAAAGAAAGAGAATATGATCCAGTAAAAGAAGATCCGTACGTGTTTCACTCTCTAGCCAGCGTGCAAGAGTTCAAACAGAGCGCTATTAGGCTGATCAATGTTTTAGTGGGTGAATGGAGCAATCTAGACCTGCCGCTCAAACAGGATAAAGATCGAGGTATGCAGTTACCCGATAGTGACAAAGTATGGGCAGAGCTTGGTACTGGATCTAAAATCGATGCTATTGTTCAGGAATATAGATACGAAGTAGCCTTCATTCTATCTAATATAGATATTATGAAGAAAGCTTGCGTCGTTAGAGGTCTCATACCTGGCTGGTGGGCATCCTCTTATGCAGGAAAGGACTCACCACAACCGGGACATTTCAATCCTTCGCTTCGTGCTCATGAAAAGGCTATTACAATTCTAGAAAAGTCTGGTACGTATAGCACATTACGTAAGGAAATGGAGCGTGACGCAGGCGATCCGCTCGACACTAATGTTGGGTACCCATTCTTTAACGCTAACATGGACGCTCAGGGTCGCCCCGTGACTAGAGTCCAGACCATCCAATTAATGAAGAACATTGGTACGCAGGGCTGGAACGTGACTAACCTATTCAAGGAAGTAGACAGAAGAGGCAGTACCGTAGCTTTCGCCGGGTATCCATTCGCTATTGCCCCCATTAGGCGGAATCAGTACGGTTACAAATGGTCGCATTGTTTCATACGCACCGCGTCTGGATTAGTCACAGATCACGATGAGAGGGGTAATAACACCACTCGGATAGCATGGATAGTACCGTATATTTTCAATCTAATGATGTCGCCCCTGCAATCAGAACTCAAAACTGTCAGAAAAATGTTACCAGGTCTTTATCACGATGGAGCGAGCAAGAAGAATCGTATGGATGTTCTTCGGCGCGATCATCCGTGGATAGCGGAAGCCGATTATAGTAACTATGATCGGTTCATCCCTGTTAACATATTTCTGGCCTTCATGCGTAACTACCTAAAGAACAAACCTAATAAAGAATTTTGGTTTACCATGTGTTATGCAATGCACCACAGGATGCCTTTAATATGGCCAGACTACATAGGGACTGGAAGAAATAAAGGTTGGTTGTTCACTCCGCAGAAACTAGGATTGCTATCGGGTGTAAAGATCACGTCCGAAGTAGG